AGTCACTCACCGGGGCACAGCCTTTGATCCCTTTGCACCAGGTAATCCAGGATTCCAACTGTTCGGCGTTTTCGCGGAAGGCGGCGTAATTTTCTGCGATTGCGGCTCCAATATCACTGGCCGCAACTGTTGCGGCGCTTCCATCAACCGGGCCGGCGGACTCGGGAACGTCGATTCCCTCAGCGGCGGCGTCGTGAAGCACCCGCAGCCCGTCAGGGCAACGGCCAACAATACGGCGAGCATAGTTGTCATGACTGCTCCTTAAGACTTCGATTTCGCGCTGCGTGGCCGCCAGGGTCGCAGAGACTTGGCTTCCCCAGGCGATTGCTGCGACGTATCTGTCGTGGTCGGCTTCCGCCGCAACTTTTGCAGCAGCCGCGTAGCGAAGTTCAGTAGCATCCACCCCAGCGCCATAGAACCAGCGAGCGCCAGCACCGAAAATAGCGAGAAGAACGATCCCAGCAATAAGGTTTCGGCCCATGTCATTCTTTGTCCTTGAAGTTCTTGTCGTGCCAAGTAGCGAAGCCGATATAGGCCCCGACTACCGCGCCAGCAAATGCGTAGAACGCCCCGGCGATGCCGCTCAACTGCTCAGATGAGGTGAACAGCACCAGCAACGGGAAGCAGAGGCCGCCAGCCAGGGCAAGCCAGGCCATTCGGCGTCGGTTCTTCCAGAGGTCGGTCACGGGTAAAACACTCGGTTGCCCGACTTGGGGGCCACGGACTGCAAGTGGCACCAATTCTTCGTCGCAGCCGGGTGCTCGATGTAGAGGCCGAACTGCTTCAGCAAGTGCAAGTTGTGGTTCAGGTAGTCGTCCAGGTCGCCCTCCGGATCATAGAGGTCGATGGCGTGGCCGGTCATGTGCTTGGACTTGGCGGCGGCGTTGGCCACCTTGGCGTTGTAGCTGGGTGGGCGCCAGCCACTGGAGATGGCGTTGCCCGTTGCTGGGTTGATCCCGGGCAGAATGCCGAGCTTGGCGATCTCCGCCAGCAACTTGTTCACCCTGTCCAGCAGGACGTTGGCGTTGACGACAATGGCGTCATTCAGTTCAGAGGCCGCCGACTGGGCATGGCGGCCAAGGTAATCTTTGAGCGTGATCATTTGTCCACTTTCCCTTCCAAGCGGTCGTAAATCTTGTCCAACTTCCTGAAGACGGCCTCAGTGAACTTGTCGAAGTCTTCGCGGGGCACGTACTTGCCGGCAAGCATGACCTCAATCGCCGATACCTTGTCAGCAAGAGACTTGTCAGCGTTCTGGAGGTCTCTCAGCGATGTCCACATTACGTTCATCACCCAGCCTCCAAGGGCGCTGATGGCCCCGAGAATTATGTTGATCAAGGTCTGGTCCATCATTCGAGCACCAGCTTCTTGGCTTCAAGTTGGGCGGTCAGCCAATCAGACCGGATCGCTTCCCTGGCCTCGGTGGTGACGTATTCACGCCCGGTGAACAGGTCCAACATGCGGCCGTAGACAGCCCGGACGCGCAACGGTGCAGGCTCTTTGGGAGCCGGCTCGATCTTGGTTTTTTGAATTTGCTTCGGTGACTGAAACGCCATTTGCAGACTCCCTGCATAAGTTCGGTCTATCCTACCATTCAAGGATTCTATGGGCAAGGAAACTGGGGTGTATGTGCAAGGTTGACAAGGTTTGGGTGGGTGCTACACTCCGTAACTCTGCAAACACTTGGAACTTCACATGAGTCGCAAAAGCACCACCATGACCACCACCGTTGCTGTCCGGCTTCCGGATGACACCTACCAACCGATCTTCAAGCTGGCCGCCGATCTGGATCGCTCCGTTGGCTGGGTGGTGCGGGAGTTGTTGAGGGAGGCGTTGGCGGCCCGTGCGGCTCAGGCGGCGGGAGGAACGCAATGACACCAGAGTGCCTGGTGAACACCCACCACATCCCTGACAAAGCGTTGAAGCAGTACCTTGGCGCTTCCTTGAAGCCTCCGAGAAGTGTTTTCCTGGGAGGGCTGCCAGATTGGCTGGGAGGAAGCCATACAGACGGCTACGACTGCTTTGAGTATGAGAACTCCAGCAGAGGGTTTGTTGCCCACGTCTGCAAGTACATCCACCTGGCTTCGTCGTCGCCGTCAGTTAACTTCCGAGTGACCATAATTGGCAGCCTCCACCACAGCAGGCTGCACCAGTCTGACTTCAGAAACGCCTTAGCCGCAGCTACTGCTTGTAATTTGCGTAACTTGAAGTTCAGCTTTGGTCATGACGACGGAACTGGTCAATTAGTGCATAACTACGCTTTATCTCGTAGATAAACAAAAGGCCCTCCTCGGAGGGCCTTTCTTTTCGCCTTTAGCCTTACATATCAGGCATACGTCAAAGCTGCCCACGCGGAATCGAACAATCGGTAGGAGATCATGCCGGTGTCGATACGGAACTTGGTGCTGCGGCGCATGGCGTAGGCCTCACTGGCCTCATAGTTCAGCACCGAGGAGTTGACCACGTGGTAACCGTAGCGGGAATCGAAGCCCAACAGGGTCTTCGCCGGCCAGTTCGGGTCCAGGGTGATGAACACCTTGATACGCTCGGGCCACAAAGGGTTGACCACATCTTCCAGAACGTCGATGCGCTTGGAGGTGGGGTTGTCACCAGTGACGTCCGGGCGGCCGGTACGCTTCTCGATGGCACGGGCACCAGCCATGTCGGTGATGACATAGTTGATGCGGCGCTTGCGGCTGATCAGCCAGGAAACCCAGGCGTCTTGGGTCAGACCGGAGGTGGCAGCGGCATCCAGGGAGGCAGCAGTCACAGCAGTCAAGGCCGCTTGATCCATGTCGGTGTCACCGTTCAGGAACGCAAGCATGGCCGCTTCCACGTCTTCCTGGAGTTGCACCTCAGCTTGACGCTGCATGGCCAGGGTCACCAGGTCCAGGCTGGCAATACGCATGGCTTGGTCGGAGATTTCCATACCCAAGCTCTTGCCAGTGATGCGCCAGGACTTGTCCGAGGCCGTGATGCTGAGCATCGAGGTCGGCTCGGAGTTCTGGGCAATCGCCTTGGCACGGGCGCCTTCCGGCTGGGTGAAGTTCAGGATCGGGCGCTCGAACTTCTCGGAGTTGATGGTCTGCACCACGGCAGCAGCGCCGTTGAACAAGCCGATCATGCCATAGTCGGAGTCGCGGAGCTTGTTCTCCAGAGCGCTCAGTTGGAAGATGGGGAACAGGATACGGGAGGCCGGGGTGGCTTCCTTGACCACGGAACCAGCAACGATCTTGGTGCTGCCATTCAGGATGGCGTCCATGGTCGGGGGGGCGATGCCGAAGTCGTTGTTGCTGCCGAGGAACATACCCTCGGAGGCGCACAGTTGGTCCCAGGCGGGCAGTGCTCCAGCTTGGACCGGGTGATCCTGGTTGATCATCTGGCGAACCGACAGGTTGCGATCCGCAGCCATCCGGTAGATGCCGGTGTCGATGCTCAGTTGCTGGGTTTTACCAGCATTGTCGATGTATGCAGCCATGTAGTGCTCTCCTTACGCGCTGACGCGCTCAACAACGCCAGTGGTGCCGACGGCGCCAGTACCAGCAGAACCCAGGGAAACAACCTTCCAGGCGTAGGCCAGGTTGGCTTGTGCATCCGCAACTTTGACCAGGGCCGCGTCCAGAACCGTCTTGACAGCAGCAGCCGTGTCAGCAGCGCCAACGGTGGAGACCACAGCAACGCCAGGCTGGTTGGTAGCCTTGCAGACCTTCAGGGCGCCGGTCAGGGCAGTGCCCGCAGCAACCACGGTGCCACAGACCACGTAGTCGCCCAGGGCAACGGCGCCGGTGCCGGGGGTGGCTTCGAGACCGTCGAAGGTCACAGCCAGGTAGCCGGTGGAGGCGATGCCGCCGACGGAGTAGCCGTCGAACAGGCCGACGTTGACGGATTGCACGATGCCTTCGATGGGGTCACCGGCAGCGCACAGCACGTAGGCGGACTCGCCACTCTGCTTGACCGCTTTGCCGGCTTCGGAGTCGGCGTATTGATTGCCGGAACCAGTGGCACCCAAGCGGACAGTTTTGACCCGTTCGCTGTGGATGGTCGGAGTGATATTGGACTTGGCCATGTTTTGTCCTTACTTGGTGGGGTTGAGGGCTTGGAGTCGGGCCTGAGCCAGTGCATCCGGTGCGGCAGCTTCAGGCGCTTCGGCTTCGGCAGACACAGCGGCAACACCACCGGCCTTGAACTCGGCAGCGAACTGCGCGGACACAGACTTGTGCTCGGCCAGCAAGGTTTGGGGGTTCGCGCTCAGGTTCTGAAGTGCGCTCAGACCCAGGGCAATCCGCATGTGGTTGAGCGAGTTGGCGGCAATATCGACCAGACCAACCTGGGCCTCGGTCGCAGCTTGCAACTGGGCCTTAAGTTGAGCATTGTCAACCTGGGCAGCCACAAGAGCAGCCTGCGAGTCCTTGAGTTGAGTCTGGAGGAAGGCCACAACGTCGGTATTCGCTTGGGGCGCGACGGCGGCAACTTCGGCCACAACAGGGGCGGCGGCTTCCACAGCAGGAGCCGGAGAAGGCTCCACAGCAGGAGCAGCCGGAGCAGCGCCCGTCACTACCACGCCAGAAGCGGCGGCAGCGATGATTTGTTCGGGGGTCAAGGCACGTTTCATGATGCTTCCTTGGGTGGTATTGCCAGGATTGTCCATAGAAAAATTTGATTGGTCAATAAATTTTTCTGATAGCTGTTGAATCAAGTCGTCATAGCTGGTAACGCTGGTGGCCAAGCCGGCCTCAACCGCTTTCACGCCAAAGAACTCACGACCATCCGCCATCTCGGTATCGCAGTAGGCATACGGCACGTTGGTGCAATCAGCGACGTGTTGGACGAAGATTTGGTACACCGCGTCGATTTGCTCCTCGATTTGCTTCAAAGCTTCCGGCGTCAAGGGTTCCAGGCTACTGACCAGGGCCTTGTGCTTGCCTGCCCGCACCACGGTGACACCAACCCCATCGTCCTTGAGTTGCTTGCTGTACTCCATGTGCGTGGCAATCACCCCAATCGAACCCACCGTGGTCAGCGGGCTGACATGGACTTCGCGTGAAGACACCCCCAACCAGTAGACCGCACTGCACAAAGCGTTCTCGCCGTAGGTGAACACTGGTTTGATGTCCCGGTCGATCATGCGGATCAGGTTCGCCGTGTCGAGGACACCGGAGACCGTACCACCCCCGGAGTTGATGTCCAGCAAGATGGTCTTCACCTCAGGGTCCATCGCTGCATGGATCAGCGCCGAACGAATGGCGCCGTAGGTGGCCTTGCCGAATAAGGCGTCCCAAGGCGACTCGCTATTGGAGACAGGCCCTTTGATCGTCACAACGCCGATGTCCCCTTGCTGCGTGAACAAGTAGGGCTTTTCGTCGTCGTCCTCGTTGTCGTCATAAGAGGCATTCGACGCGATCTTGGCGTCGATGACCGCCTGCATGGCAAGGTGTTCGCTGTAGGCGTCCTGGGTTCCGGCCCACAGTACGTTGGCTCGATGTTTCATTTCGCGGGTTCCTTCAAAGGGTTGGCCTTGTTGTTCTGCCCGCGCGACTGCGTTGGCATGTCCGATTGCTGGGATTGGTTGAGGGCGGACCCGCCATTGGAGGTGGGGTCTTCGACCTTCTGGGCCTGGGCCGAGCGGAACATCGTGCCACTCAAGGGTTTGTGGCCTGCTGGCGGCAGCTTGCCCGTCGTCTTGAGCCCGAACTCCTCATCGCTGATGAAGCCCATCGACAGCAACTCAGCAAGTCGAGACTGTTCCGCCTGCTTGAACGCCTCCATCTCGCTCTTGGGCCGGAGGTCCACCGGCTCATACGAGAACTCCACCGTGCAGTCGATGCCCAGCAAGCGCACGGCCAGCGTCAGGATGCGGCTGTACATCTCGTTCAACTTGGCCTGGATCGCCCCTTCCGCCGCTTTTGCAAACAGCATGGTCTCCGTGCTTGCGATATTCGCAGACTGGGTGCCGTGCCCAAGGATGGCTGGCATCGCTTTCGCCCCGGTGGCCATCTTCGCGTCGAGCAAGCTGGACAGGGCCTGGTACTCGGAAGCCAAGCTGATGTTGCCGTTGTTCAGAATGCCAACGTCCAAGCTATCGAAGAACACCACGGCATCTTCAGGGGCCAGGTTGGACAGGTAGGAAGTAAGCGTGCTGATCAAATTGCCCCGGGCCGCCGCCACCTTCTCCTCGCTCGCCTTTTCCTCTTGCGAGAGCGCGTCCATGAAGGCTTCTTCGTCCACGGTGATCTTCAATCGTGGGTGAATGACCCGCTTGACGATGCGGCGCAAGTCATTCTGGAAGTCTTCGCTTGCCAGCACCGGCCTGAGCGCCGGCTCCAAAGGACTCGACGCATACGGGTCCAGCAAGTCCTGGTCCAGCGAGACGTAGAAGAACGTCGGAACGTCCAGGTTTATCTCGTCACTTTGGGTGACTTGCACAGGGCGCAGAATTTTCCCGTCAGGGATGAAGCGGATTTGGCTCGCGGCAAGGGGTTGGATGCGCTTGGGCAAGCGGGATTTGTCGAGGACAAGCTCGCAGGCACAGGCCCCGGTCTGAAGGAGGTCCTTGCCCATCGACTCGCTAACGGATCGAATTGAATACGTCCCGGAGAAACCGTCGCTGTAGTCGCCAAGCAGATCAAACCTTGTGAGCAGTTGCTGTGCCGCACGAGTCCCCTCCTCGTTGAATGTCCCGTCCAGGTTATGGGCTACCGCCGTGTAGCTGCGCGTGATGGCAAGTCGGAGGTAGCTGAAGACTGCGCTCGACAAGTCCGGGCTGGCCGCCACAAACTGCCGAATCGAAGTCCTGGTGTCCGCAGAAAAGCGATAGTCCGTCAGGTTCGTCGTCAGCAAGCGCCGATCCGTCAGCGGCAACTGCGCGCCCTTCGTCGCCGCACCACCGATGTACGAAGGCGTCGAGATCAGATCGCGCGAACGCACCTTGGGCACTTCCGGCGGCGGCAGGGCGATAGCCGCCTGAGCCTCCGGCCTTGCAAAAAATGACTTGAATTTGTCGAACATGGGCTGCCGTCCTAGCGGATTTGCTTGGAAGGATAGCACAGCTTATGGCCCCATCAATTTCCTTTATGGCCTTCCGTGTTGACAAGGTTGGAATTACGCCCTAGTCAGCATCCAAGATGCTTGACTGCCGCCGCGTAGATTTCCTTGATCGTCGTCCACGGCACATTGACGGGCTGCATGTACTCGCCGGTGCCACCGCAAACCTCGCAGTCCGAGTCTTCTCCTCCACAACAGCACCGCATCGGGAAATTCATGATGAATTCTCCGATCATAGTGGCCTTCGCGCCGTTTTCTGCGGTCAGTTCGCGCGGCATCATTACGGTTCTGGTTTCCATTTTCTACTCCTGGTTGGTACTGCACTCACAGCCTGGCCACGCGGCGAGGCGCGAAGAAGTCATCCTTCGGGGACAGCACCTTCTCCGGCACCCTCAGCCCGTACATCGAGAAGGTACTGCGCGAAGTCACGTGGGCCGTCCCCAGGATTTGCGAGGCCGTATAGAGGTAGGCGCCGCAAGTGTGGTGGAAGTGGTCGTTGCCGACCTTGGACTTGGACCACGTGTACACAATCTCGCCCGACTTGTCCCACGTCTTGACGCGCTTCATGTCCAAGTGGTGCTCGATGATCAGCGACTTGTTTGCACTGTCCTTGAACCCGATCTTGCCCTGCCTCACCGCGTCCATGTAGGCGTCGAAGGTCCTGTCACGATTGATAGTCACCTGCCTGATCAGCGTCTTCCCCGACTTGTCATCCTCGGCCTGCAACTTCACCTGGAACAGTTGCAAGGTCGTCGTGTTGTTGTAGACGGCACCCCACAAGTTCGGCATCCGCTCCTGCAAGCTGAGGATGGTCTCGAAGTAGGGTTGGGAGTCGCTGACGATGACGCTCACGTTCCATTGCGCCGAAATGGCCTGCAACCTGGGCTTCAGCCCCCCAATCGGGATGAGTTCTGTGTGAACCACGAAGATCGACCCGTCAGAGGCCACGGCGCCGACCGCAAGGTGACAAGTGAGGCCCAGGTCCAGCCCGATCACGTAGGTTGGCGCCGCGTAATCTGAAGTCGTGAACAAGGCGTTCAGTTCCTCCCTGGAGAACGTGGTGTCCTTGTCTTCCATGACCTTACCCAAGGCTGAATTGGCAAAGTCCTGCACGCGGGCGTAGTTCGTCGAGGTCTTTACCAGCGAAGGGATGCTTACAAACGTCGGCGCATCGAACGGCTGAATCGCCCAGCCCGCCGCCACGTGGTTCTCGTTCGGATTTTCCACCACCCACTCCCGGTGCTCCGGCATCAAACTGGGAACTTTCCCGCAATTTGGACACAAAATCACCGCGTTTTGCCAATCAATCGACGGCAAGTTCGCCTTCTTGATGTCGTGTAGGTCCCCCGTGAAGCCTGGGATACTCACGTGGTCCCAATAATCCGGCAAAAACCAGTGATTACAGTGGTTGCACTTGCAGAAGTTGTGGTTTCGGCGTGAATGTGTGAATTCGTCGTGAATTCCGTATCCAGGCACCGTAGGTGTGCTCAGCTTGAACTTCATCTTGTGTTCGGACGCTGTGATACGGGATTCATACTGAGTTAAGACCTCAATAGAGGAAGCGTCCACCTCATCATGGATCAAAACGTCGATAGGAATAGAAATTGCTGCATTGTCGGCTGCACAACCCTTAAAATAGATCAAACTTGCGCCAAACCCCTTCACTTCACTGTTGTTGAGGTCTGGGTTGATGTTGGCCTTGAGGTACGGCGACGTATTGATGATGGCATCTAGGCGCGTTTTCACGAACAGGCCTGCAAGGGTAGCTGTTGGCATCGTGTAGGCGATGCTCAGGGGCGAGATGATGTTCGCCAAGGCCAGCGCAATCCTCAGCGTGAGTTCAGAAATACCTACCTGCGTCGGTTTGATGACCACTTTTTCCTGGGACGGGTCTTTCAGGATGGCAAGTTGGTACTCCCTGCCCGTGAATGAAAACGGCGCCCCGATCACTTTTGGGGATTTGGTGTGCTTAATCAGCCATTCCGGCACATCGGTGTAGCTGAAGCGCTGCAAGACCATAGCGCGCAGGCGCTCGATATGGTCCTGTTCAAGGTTGTTATTGGCCATTGGTCAACTCCGCGGCGTACAAGTCAAGGAATGCTTGGGCCTGTTCCAGCGGCCAGGTTCTCATGTGGCGAATCAAAAGTCCTTCAAGTCTCCGCTGCCTCTCGTGAGTGTAAAAGTTCGTCTGCGTGTCAACCAGCATCTTGATCGTTGTTGTTACCGCGTTGGAGACTTGGGCCTTTTGGTTGGCCGGCACATCAGGGTCGCTCAGCACCTCAGACTGTAAACGCTTGAGTAGGTTGTACTGGGCTACCATCTCCTCCCCAAGGTCTATCTCGCTCAAGTTCCGCATGTCGTCAGGCAATGGTGCTCTTTGGGACAGCCCAACACTCTGAGCAAGCCGCCTTGCTTCGTCAAAATCGTAACCTGCCATGTGCTACCCCTTCAAAATTTCGGCCACGAAGGCCATGTGATGCCTTGACTTAGTGATTTCCGACCAGCCCAGGCCCAGCGCCTGCACTTCGGACTCGAAGGCCCTCCCCAAGACCTCTTGGGCCGTATCTGCAAGGGTGACCATCTGCTGCATCGAATACTACCCATCCAACACGGCGATCAGCTTGTGCCGGTATCGCGCGTGGCGCAAGTCTGCCGGCTGCACGTAGGCGTGAGGCTTGCCCCAGGTGTCGTAGACCTTCTTGATCTTCAGGCTCGTCAGTGTCCTGTCATTGTGCTCGATTTCCCAGGCCACGCTACGGCGGAAGGCACTGGGATAGCGATTCAAGGTTCATACGACCCGAAGTGCAGCATTGCAAGCTGCACCAGGCTGTTCGGGTTCGTCAGTCTAACTTTTGACATTTTACATCTCACTGTCTAACGGTACACAGCTAGTATAGGTCAAGTAAGGCAATCTGCCTGCATTTCTGCCTTTCTGGGCCATTTCAGTCTGCCTTCACGATGTGATTTAGGTAGTAGTCAAGCGCGAGGCGGAGGAAGTGGTCTTTCGGCGTGTAGACCACGCTTGTGATCTGCTCCACCTTGTCCATCAGGTTCCGGTCCAGGCTGTAGGAGGCGGGCTTTGCCTCGTGCTTGCCACCGACAACACCGTGGTATAGCAGAGTTGCCATTACTTTAGGGAAGTCGTCGGTGGCTGCGGCCAAGGCCTCACTGACGATGTTGCTGCGGCTGCGGCCGGTTTTGGCTGCAAGGGCCTTCAAGGCATCGTCGTGCTTGGTTTGGACGTTGAAGCGGTAGTTGTGGTTGGCCATTTTCCTTGCATCCGTACTGGTGATTTCGCTCAGTGTATATGCTACCTGCACTATGTCAAGACCGAAAAGTTTGGGAGGGCCGTTCCGCTGGACAAGGCACCTGGGCCCGGCCGCCTGGCGCGACCTGGCCGACAAGGTGGCCCGTCACAACGTCACCTATATAGGTAGCTCCCCGGCCACCTCCCTGGCCACCTCCCTGGCCACCTCCCCGGCCACCTCCCCGGCCACCTCCCCGGCCACCTCCCCGGCCACCTCCCCGGCCACCTCCCCGGCCACCTCCCCGGCCACCTCCCCGGTGGAGCTACCGGCCATGTGACGTTTTCCGTCACCAATGTGACGCTTTCCGTCACCCATGTGACGTTTTCCGTCACCCTGCCGTCACCCTGTAGCGCGTAACCTACTGATTCTTATGGCGCTATGCTTTTTAGAATAGTTGGCATGGCGTATGCTAATAGGTATACATGCCGACACTGTTCGGCACAGATGGCCACGCCGTGGCCGATATGCCCACTTTGGGCGCTTAGACTTGGAGAATGTCATGTCCGCTATCCTTTCCCTCTTGTCCCTTGATGGTAATAAATCCGCGAGCTTTACCATCGCCGGTGCCGATACGGCGAAGGCGCTGTCGTCCTTGCTCAAGGGCGGCAACCCATCCACCTTGCTCGATACGGTGGAAAGCTTGAAGGCTAATAGCCCACTTCGGGCCGTGCTTAAGGCCTTGATTGTCACCTATGGCGACAAGCGAGAGGCCGCAAGGTCGGAATGGTCAACCGCGCCCGGCGGCAAGTGGAGCACTCCACCGGCCGTAGATGCCGACAAGGTTACGGCACAGCTCAAGTCGGCTTGCCTGTGGAAACAGGCGTCGGAGTATCGCGGCACTATCCACGCTCTAGCCATCCTTGCGGGTATCGACTGCGCGGTCGATGCTGATACGGGCAAGGCGATGATCAAGCGTGCACGGCAAGCGTGCATCAAGGCCGGTTACACGCCTGACGAAGCAAGCACCTTGCCCGACAGTCATGCATCCTTCGCATTCGCCGGCAAGCTCGCAGAAACTGTACTGTACGGGCGGGAGTATCAAGAGGCGGTTGAGCTGAACAAGGTGTTCGATGCTTCCTTCACCTTGTCTGCGCCGATAGTTAACCCTACCATCGACCTTGATAAGCACGAGGCCATGCTGGCAGACGTGGCGGAGCACAACCGGACACTGCATAACCAATTGGTGGAATCCCGCGCCACACTTTCCACAGTAACCGCGCGCGCCGACACCCTTGAGGGGCAACTGAAACAGTTGCAGGACATGATCGCCGCCGGCGTGAGCCTTAAGGCTCTTAAGGCTCATATCGCCGTGTAACCCGTCGATGCCACCTTGAAAGGTGGCATCATAGGTAAACGCTGATGATAACCGTTAGCGTTTACCTATGATGCCGTCGGCTGCCGTGTAAACGATAGTCCAACGACGCCACCCCCGCTCTTTCGCTGTACTTAACAAGTCCGCCTGTTACCGTGAGTCGATACAGGTATCGCCGCTAATCCCGGATGATGCCGTTTCGCTGATAACCGAGTCGTTACCGTCCGCCGTCGATACAGTCGATGCCGGTCGATGCCGATAACACTAGGCCGACTTGCCTTCCCTTTCGTTGATGCCTGTGCCGTGGCCTGTGCCGTGGCCTGTGCCGTGGCCTGTGCCGTGGCCTGTGCCGTGGCCTGTGCCGTGGCCTGTGCCGTGGCCTGTGCCGTGGCCTGTGCCGTGGCCTGTGCCGTGGCCTGTG